GATAAATTTAATATTTCTTTAAATGAAGAACAAAAATTGGCAAAAGCTCAAATTTTATCAAATACTGTAACTATATTACGTGGTAAAGCAGGATCTGGTAAATCATTATTAGCTGCAAATGTTGCCCTTGATCTTTTATTTAGTAGAGAAATTGAAAAAATAATCATCACCAGACCAACAGTAGTAGCAGGACAAGACATTGGATTCCTCCCAGGAGATGTAAACGAAAAATTAGCCCCATTTACGGCCCCAGTTTACGAGAACATGCATCGATTATATAATAAAGAAAAAATCGAAAAATGTATACAAGAGGGTGAAATTGAAATTGTCCCGGTATCATTTATGCGAGGTAGAAACTTTACAAACTGTTTAGTTGTAGTAGATGAAGCACAAAACTTAACAGATAATCAAACCGAACTATTACTTACACGTATATGTGAGGGTAGTAAAATGATATTTTGTGGTGATGGCGCTCAAATAGATTTACGTGATAAAAAAACATCTGGATTTGATGTTGTATGTAAGCATATGAAAGAAGTACCTGGATTCGGTGTAATTACATTAGAAAAAAATCACAGACACCCAATAGTAGACGATATTTTAGAAGTATATAAATCTTTCAGAAGCTAGCCATATTTATAAACAAACCAAATGGCGGACTTAACCCTTAGATCAGTAAAAGGTTCAGCATTAACCCATGCTGAAATGGATGGTAATTTTGAATATTTTACAGGTTCATATATGACCGCATCTCATGCACCAGGAGTACTTACTTTTGATACAGTTACATCCTCAGTTACAGGGAGTGGTCAAATATCTTATTCTCCGAGTGGAGGATTTCATATTGGAGAATATTATTTCGGACATTATTAAAATTTTTATAATAAAATGGCAAATTTAACTTTAAGATCAACAAAAGGTTCAGCACTTACCAATGAAGAATTAGATGGAAACTTTGAATACTTTACAGGTTCATATATGTCCGCATCCCATTCCCCAGGGGCATTTACATTTGATCCAATTTCTACTCCTTCAGTAGTAACAGGTGGAATGTTTTATTCCTCAAGTGGAACTTTTTATATTGAAAGCTCAAGCACATGGACTCCAGTTTTAACAACTGTCGTTAGACAACCAAACTCATCTTCATACGATACTATTGTTCAAGCTGCTTATCCAAATGCAGTAGATTCATACCATTTCGGAGAAGTAGCAAAATCATTCATTAGTGGTACTTTTGGATATGTTAGTGATAATATTGTGTTAGCAAATTCAATATGTTCTGATGATGTAGACGGTCCTGTATTTGCAAATGAAGTTAATATAGGCCAATTCCCCTCATCCACCAACCAATTTTTAGGCCCATTCATGGCAGGTGGTTTAGCAGGTTACCCTCACACCGGAAGGTTAGCAGTAGCTGCTTGGTCTAGCCATGCTACTACTGAAACTAGTGGAGCATTATTCTTAATCAATATGCCTCATATTGGTATTACTCAACAATCAGACCTTGTCTCAGCTAATGATAATGTAGGTAGAATGCACCGTAGAGGAAAAGCTAGTGCAACTGGTGATCTTACTTGTGGAGCAGCATATTACGCTTACATTCAAGCATCCCAAAATATTTTAGGATTAAGTGTACCTCCAACAGCATCAGAATATGCTGACAATTATCAATGGTATACTCTTACTAATATTTTATATCCATTTAGTGCTTCATTTACTGGATCGTATAGCCAAAATATGGTAAAAGCAACAGAATATATCAGATCAGCAAGTGACGCTTGGATTGTAGGACCTAATGGTATTTCAAATCCATTAAGTTTTGTTCCTGCTAATTTAGATATATTTTATTGTAACGGTATTTTCATTAACACAGATGATGGATATAATTCATATGTTACAATAAATTCATTTAAAAAATTCACATCAGGAAGTGGATGGACAGATTATACAGCAGCATTTACTGGTAGTTTATAATAAATAACTGCAATTAGTCTTTTTTCTTTAATATTTATAAATAAAATAAATGGCTAATTTATATGTAACCATTACGGAAGAAATAACTCTCCCTAATAACAATAAGGAAAAAACATCTAATATTGTAACAATTCAAGATGTTAATCAAATAGTTCGAAGAATTGATACTATTGCTACTACATTTAGTGGCTCTGGAATTGAAATTATTCGCCTTTGTGATAGTGAAGAAGAACAAACTGGAGGGGCATTTGTAAAATCTGATGTGAAATATATTAGAATTACAAATTTATCTCAACAGCATGATACCGCCATATATCTTATAGCTAATAATAGTACTGAAAATGCTCTATTTAATTTAAATCCTGGTAAAACTCTTATGTTAGGAGATGCTGATATTAATACTCCATCATTTGGAGATTATCTAGAAACGGGATACGTAGATGAAACTTATTATAGTACTTTTACATATATAAATTCGATTAAAGCTAAAGCAATTTCAGGAAGTATACAATTAGAATATTTTGTAGCTTCACTTTAATATTAACAATAAACTAACTGCTATGAACATTCCTATTTGGCCCGGTTCAAGTTCTTTCCAACCCGGAGATACTCCGTTTGGATTTTACGATAATGACGTTCAATTCCAAACAGATGCAGATAAATTTGCAAAGTTTGCTTCACAACGTTTGGGATACCCATTAACAGAAATTGAACTTCAAGATATAAACTTCTATACTGCTTTAGAGGATGCAGTAACAACTTACGGAAATGAATTATATGCTTACCAAATAGCAGATAACCTATTATCTTTTCAAGGAAACCCCACCACCATAGAACCAGCTAATAACGAATTAGTTCAAGAAAATTTAAGCAATGTTGTTCTTTTATCTAATCAATACGGAACAGAAGCTGGTGTTGGAGGTACAGTAACATATCATACAGGTTCACTCCCTTTAAGACATGGTATTCAAAATTATGATATGAATGATTGGGCAATATCTCAAAGCATTCAAGGTAGAATTGAAATCCGAAGAATATTTTACGAGGCGTCCCCAGCAATTACAAGATACTTTGACCCATATGCTGGTACAGGTGTAGGGATGATGCAGATGTTAGATTCATTTGGATGGGGTTCATATTCCCCAGCAATTAACTTTATGTTGATGCCTGTAAATTACGATTTACAGAAAATACAAGCAATTGAATTTAACGATCAAATTAGAAAATCACAATTTACATTTGAATTGGTAAACAACCAATTAAGAATATTCCCTATCCCACAAGGTTTAAAATATATGCGTTTTGAATATGTGAGATTAGATGAAAAAAATAACCCATACGTTGATAGAAATGGTAGAGATATTATAACCAACGCTTCTAATGTCCCATATGAGAACCCAACTTATACACGTATTAACTCAATTGGTCGTTCGTGGATATTTGAATATGCTTTAGCAATTTCCAAAGAAATGTTAGGATATGTTAGAGGAAAATACTCAACTATCCCTATCCCAAATGCTGAAGTTACTTTAAATCAATCAGATTTAATCTCAGCAGCAACAAATGAAAAACAAGCATTAATTGACCGTTTAAGAACATATTTAGATTCAACTTCACGTAAATCATTACTTGAGAAAAAAGCGGCTGAAGCGGAAAGCCAACAAAAGACAATTAATTATGTTCCAATGACAATTTTTATAGGATAACATGATATGTATTTATAAAATAACTAATCCTAATGGACGAATTTATATAGGACAAACTATCAACCATATAGTTAGATGGGAAAAATATAAAAAATTACATTGTAAAGATCAACCTAGTCTACATAGTTCATTAAAAAAATACGGTCCTGAAAATCATACATTTGAAGTAATAGAAGAATGTCATGTAGAGCAACTAGATAAAAGGGAAATTTTTTGGGGGGAATACTACAATGTTCTTTCAAATAAACATTTAAATAATCGTCTAGGTAGGGGATATGGTTCATACGATAGTGAAGAAACTAAACTTAAAAAATCTCTTTGTCATAAAGGTAGATCAAATTACTGGTTTAAAGGAAAACCATTGACTCAAGAACATAAAAATAAAATCAAACAATCTAAGTTAGGAATCCCATATAGTGTTGAAAGAAATCAAAAAATAAGCCAATCAAAAAAAGGAAAACCAAGTTCCATTTCATTTGAGGGTATTAATAAAATAATATTAGCTAAAAGTAAACCTATACTTCAATATGATTTAAATGGGGTATTTATTAAAGAATGGAGTAGCGGGGCAGCCGCTGCTAAAGAATTAAAACTTGGTCAACCTAATATAAATTTATGTTGTAATGGAAAAACATCATTTTATAAAGGATATAGATGGGAATTTAAAAAATTAGATTAAATATGTGCGCATTATACGGTAGTCAACGTGATATTTCATTATTTAGACATCTCAACAGAGAGTTGTTATGGGATATTATTACACAACAATGTGTATTTTATTCTTTAAAAACAACTGAAACTAAAGTTAACATATATGGTGAATCATCAGGTGCCAAATATTATAATGATCCTGTAATATTTAATGCTCTTATTTCAAGAGAACAACAAACTCAAACCATCACAGATTTTGGTGTTGACTTTGAATGGGATATCGAATTTAGATTCTTTTTAGATGATTTGGTTGATGCTAATGTTGTACCAATGGTTGGAGATATAGTAATGTATCAAGAAGCTTATTGGGAAATCACAAATACAAATGCTAACCAATTCTTTGCAGGTAAAGACCCATCATACCCATACAATGAAAACCCATTAAACCCAGGGTTAGAAAACTTTGGTTCAAATATTTCAGTTATATGTGTTGCAAACTATGTACCGGCCGATAAAGTTGGTATTACAAAAGAAAGAGTGTAATGGCGGAACAAATTTCTACCCCTCGAAGGTATATTAACCAAAATAAAAATAGAAGCTTAGCTGGGACAACTATAACTACCACAACTAATATAAACATTCCACCTGATATGATGGAAATGATTGGGAGTGCGTCCGCTATATTATATAATTTAACATCATCTGTTTCATATATATCACAATCCTTACAAACACAAAGTATTCAACTTAACGATTTATCAACTACATCAAATTTAGTTAGAATAAACAAAACATTTTCAAATAAAGAAACACCTATAGGAGAAATTAACGGTATTAACACAACATATATATTACAAAATGACCCATTTTTGGGAAGTGAACATTTATATTTAAATGGTGTTTTAATTGAAGAAGGATCCAACACAGACTATAACATATCAGGTTCAATAATCACGTTTGATGAACCTTTACCTTTAGGATCTAAACTATCATGTACATATTACTATAATGATACAACACCCGTAAAAATATTTATAGACAAAGAAATTCCATCTGGTTTAATCAATGGAACTAATACTATATTTAAATTAGAGAAGCTACCAGTACTGGGAAGTGAACATTTATATTTAAATGGTGTGCTTCAAGAAAGTGGAAATGAAAATGACTATACTATATCTGACTCAACCATTACTTTTAAAGAAGCTCCTCCAACAGACATTAAACTTCGTTGCACTTACTATTATATGTTGTAATATAAAAAAGACATTTAAATTTTATTTGTATTTTTAAAAAATATTTCATACGTATAACAAAACACAACTATTTAGATGAATCCAGAAGTATATTCAACCTCAGATTTATATTTAACAGCATACCTTAAGATCAAGGGGCATAAATTTACAGTAGAAAAATCTGCAAAGAAATCTACGTTTATTTTCCAATCTAGTCCCGAACTATTATCCGATGTAGATGCATATTTAACGGAAACGGGTTCATGCGAACCTTTGGCTTTTACAAACGCCATAAAGAACTTGAAAAACCTTTTATTTAACAAGTAAAATTCTATTTCTAGAGTAGAAAAATCACGTTAATTAACTGGAGACATTCTGGTTCACTCTTATTTTTTTTATAAACAATTTTAATTTAATTTAAAACTTATGTCAACTACAAAAATCGTCTTAAATAGACAATCCGACTTAATTTTAGACAATGCACAGATCACTGCCCCAGTTGGTATCGTGGTAGCGGATATCGATGGTTTAGAATCAGTGATTACCTCCATTGATGCTAACGTATCTGATGTAATGTCAACTGAAGTATCTAACCGCGTTGCTGGTGATGCTTCTGTAGCTGCTAATTTATCAACTGAAATCGTTGATAGAACTGCTGCCGTATCAACTGAAGCTTCTTTACGTGTTGCTGGTGACGAATCACTTGCTGCAAATTTATCTACAGAAGTAGCAAATCGTATCGCAGACGTTGATGCTGAGGAATCTCGCGCAATCGTTGCTGAAACTTCATTACAAAACAACATCGATGCTGAAGCATCTTTACGTGTTGTTGGTGATGAGAGCTTAGAAACTGCAATGGATGCTGCTGATGCTTCATTGGATACTAAAATTTCAGCTGAAACTGCTCGTGCAACGTCTGCTGAAGCTTCATTGAACACTAAAGTTGATTACGTTATCTCAAACACTGACCCAGCTGCTTTAGATTCATTAACTGAAATCGTTGCTGCTTACCAATCAATGGACGGTGAATTAGATGGTGCTATCACATCTTTGGCTACTGCTGCAACAATCGCAACTTCAAACGAAGCATCTATCCGTTTAGCTGCTGACCAATCAATTGCAGGAGACCTTTCTTCTGAAATCGCTGACCGTGAAAGTGCAGTATCTTTAGAAGAAGCTGCTCGTATTTCAGGTGATGCTTCTGTTGCTGCTGATTTATCAACTGAAACAGCTAACCGTGAAGCAGCAGTATCTACTGAAGCTTCAAATCGTGTTGCTGGTGATGCGTCATTGGCTGCTGATTTATCAACTGAAATCGTTAACCGTATCGCTGATGTTGATGCTGAAGAATCTCGTGCTATCGTTGCTGAAACTAGCCTTGATAACTACATCAAAAATCAAATCAGTACTGAAGTTTCTAACCGTGTTGCTGGTGATGCTTCTGTTACTGCTGATTTATCAGTTGAAGTATCAAATAGAATCGCTGATGTTAATGCTGAAGAATCAAGAGCTATCGTTGCTGAAACTTCATTGGATGATTCCATTAAATCTAAAACCGACAACGAAGCATCTATCCGTTTGGCTGCTGACCAATCATTAGAAACTTTAGTATCAGCTGAAGAGTCAAGAGCAATGGAAGCTGAAGGTTCATTAGAAAATGCATTTTACGATGCAATTGATGCTGAAGCAGCAACCCGTTTGGATGTTGACACGTCTTTAGCAACTGATCTTTCAACTGAAACTTCTCGTGCAATGAGTGTTGAAGCAGGATTAGAAATTTACATTAAAGATGAAATCGAAGGTGAAGCATCTAACCGTTTAGCTGCTGACCAATCATTGGCAACTGCAGTATCAGCTGAGCAATCTCGTATTGACGTTATCCTTGATGGTTCAACAGTTGATTTAGATCAATTTGCTGAAATCGTTGATTTTGTTAACGGAATTGATTTAGAGAACGATAACGCATTGTTATCTGCAATGACATCTTTCGGTGCTGATTTAGACGCTGAAGAATCTCGTGCAATGAGCGCGGAGTTAGTATTAACTAACGATTTATCGACTGAAGTATCTAATAGAATTGCTGATGTTGATGCTGAAGAGTCAAGAGCAATGAGTGCTGAAGCGGTATTAGCTGATGATTTTAATAAAGGTTTATCAACTGAAACATCTGCTCGTATTGCTGCAGTAAGTGCTGAAACATCTGCTCGTATCGTTGGTGATGCATCTTTAGCTACTGATTTATCAACTGAAGAATCTTACAGAGTTTCTGCTGACGCCTCTTTAACAACTAAAATTGACACTGATCTATCTGTTGCAAATGCTTCTCTTGAAGACGCATTATCAGCTGAAATTTCACGTGCTGAAGCTGCTGAAGCATCAATAGCTGAAGAATTATCAACTGAAGTATCTTACTTGATTGCTAACACTGATTTAACTTCTATTGAC